ATAATGGCATTGATGCCGGTGATAACCGGCCAAGCTACAAGGCCAATGGCACCGATGATGCCAGTCAGCACCAGTGCACCGCCGGCAATGATGCCGATGGTTGACGCCAGTGATTTGTTTTTCTGTATCCAGCCGTCGAGTTTTAACACATACTTTGTGGCCGTCTGCGTGAGCTTACGCAGTGCGCCTTCCTGCTGGTCAAACAGGTCAGTCCCCACCGCCTCATAAGCGGACTGAAACTCCTTAAAGTCACCGCCGAGATTGTCCTGCATAATATTTACCAGCTCTGAGGTCTTCCCGTCCGAGGCTTTAAACGCAGCGGTCAGTTTGTCCAGCTTTCCGGTTGAGGCGGCAGTCATCAGCACGGCGGCGGCTGAGCTGGCCTCCTCCCCGAAAATGGTTTTCATGTATTCAGCCTGCTGGGCAGTACCGAGCCGGTTTTTCTCAAAACTGGCCTGCATTTCTTTCAGAATGGTAAATATTGGCCGGGTGTTTCCCTTGCTGTCTGAGGTTTTCACTCCAAGCTCTTTGAGTGCATCCCATGCTTTTCCCGTCGGTGCCTGCAGGCGGCTTAACACGGCACGGCTTCCCGTCCCCGCCATTGAGCCTGTGATTTTTGCATCATGCAGCGCCCCGACCATTGCGGCGGTTTCTTCAATGCTGACACCGGCATTTTTTGCCACAGGTGCGGCATAGGTCAGCGCATCGCTCATGCCGTCAAAATCGGCGGCGGTTTTGTTCATCGTCATGGAGAGAACATCCCCGATATGAGCGACCTTATCGTTTGAAAGCTGAAAGGCGGATTTCATCCCCATCAGCAGGGCGGCGTTTTCTTCCATCGTGCGGCGGTTCGCCAGCGCCATATTCAGCGTGACCGGCGTTGCCGCCTGAATGGCATCAACATCCCCACCCGCTTTCGCGATGATTATCTGTGCACCGGCCGCATCATCCGCCGAGGCGGCGGTATTGTCGCCGAGCTGGCGCGCCTGTTTGCGTAGTGCGGTCATTTCGGCGGAGTCTTTTGCCACACCCAGCACGGCCTGCAATTCTGAGTTTTTCTGCGCAAACTCATAACCGGGCATCAGCAACTTAACTCCGGCCATCGTTCCCGCCGCCGCAATCCCCACACCGGCAGCGCCCACTGAGGCCATATTTCCGGCCAGTTCCTTTCCGGCCTGATAACGCTGTTTTACTGCATTAAGTTTTGCCTGTTGCGCACTGACACGCGCCAGCGCGTCACGCTGCCGGTTAAGCTGTGCGGTGGTTTCACTGATACGGTTTTTCAGTCCCTGCTCATCATGTGCAAGATTGCGGGTATTAATTCCCACAGCGGCCAGTTCCCGCTGCTGGCGCTTAACGGAATCCGTCAGGCGGTTATATTTCGCCTGTAAGTCCTCCGCCGCACGCTTTGCGGATTCCAGCACTTTCGCCTGAGCACGGGTCGGACGTTCAGTGTTTTTAAACTGTGTGGCAAGTGCTTCGGCTTCCTGCCGTGCCTTTTCAAGTGCATGACCAGTCACGGCAAGCTGTGCGCTGGTCTTGCGAAATCCCTCAATACGGGATGCGTGACCGTTCAGCTCGCGCAGTGATTTTTGTGTTTCCCGGATATCCCCCGACAGCGACTTACTCGCTGTACGGATGGATTTAAACGGGCGGGATGCCTGGTCAACAGCCCTGAGCAATACCTGTAATTTTACATTGTTACTCATTCGTGCTTCCGCTTCGCCGGAGCGCCTTTTCGCGCCATGTGATGAGTTCGGTCAGGCTCATGGGATACAGTTCTGATGGCGGCCAGTGAAATATCACTGCCACATCCGCCATCAGGTCATCGACCGACAGATTTTTCGGAAACGTCACTGCACCGAGTTCGGCGACAAAAAACCGACCACCTTACCGGCCAGCGCCACAAGGTCAGGCAGTTCCAGCGCGGCGACTTCCTGCTCGGTCAGCATCGGTGCCGTCATGCGCGGCAGCACCTTAATCAGTGCATCGACTTCGGAGTTCGCGACCGCAGCCAGACTGACACCGCGCAGCGTCCCGGCATTGGGTTTCATCAGCGTGACCTGTTCGATAACCTGCTCACCACGCTTGACCGGATTGTCCAGGGTAATCACATTTTCTTTGTTCATGGTTTTCTCACTTCTGAATCGGGGTTAACCGGTCAGCCAGGCTGACCCGGATGAAAATCACAGGCCGATATTGCGGCGGTGTTGCTCCAGCCGGTCGACGCCGTTCACCTTCTCAATCATGTTGATGGTGTCGATTTCGACCAGCTCCTTACCGTCCATCGTCAACTTGAAATAAGTACAAATCACCGGGAGTTTCGATTCGGTATCCTCTCCCTGTTTACCCTCTCCGGTATCGACTTCTTTCTGACGCCCACGCATGACCACTTCGACGGCCACCGTTTCGCCGGTATCGTCGCGCTGGTAAGAACCAGCAAAACGAATCGGTACGGCATCAGCACTGGTTGCAGCGTAAAGCTCCCAGATAACCGAATCCGGGAATCCACCGAGCGACCACTCCATTGACAGAGCATCATCATCAAGGCCGAGGTCTACCGGTGCGCTGCCGTTCATCCCCGCACCGCGATAGTTTTCGAGCTTACGGGTCAGTTTTGGCAGCGTGACGGACTTTGCAACGCCCTGATAGCTGTAGCCGTTCAGAAAGACGTTCATTAACTTGAGTTTGCGCGGCATTGCCATCGGTCAGGCTCCTTAATTGCTGTTAACCGAAGTGACCAGACTTGCCAGGTATTTATCGGTAATACGCTGGCGCAGAGTCAGGTTTTCAAGAGGAGGCACCGGGGTATAGTCGTAGTCGATATACAGTTTTCCGGCCTTGAGGGTTTCCGCATCGTTGGATTCTTCGCTGAACCAGCAGGTCGCATCCACGATATAGCCGTTTGTTTTCAGCTCACGGAATTTGGCATTGATGCCGTCAATGATGTCGCGAATCAGCGTTGCGGTGATGGGCTTGTCAATAGCCCACATATGCGCCTCAGCCATCGTGTCGGCCAGCACCTGCGCGGTGCGGGTGTAGTTTTCAAAGAGGAACAGCGGGTCATCAGAGCAGGTACGGTTACCCCAGAAGCGGAAACCGTCGCGGCGAATCAGCGTTGTGACGCCTGACTCGTTCAGCAGGTCAGCATCGGTGCCGGACTCCTGCAAATCCCAGAATACAGATGCGCTGATGCCGGTAACACCGTTCACCCCGACGTTGGACAGCGTTTTATGCCAGCCCTGCTCCTGGTCGATTTTAGCGCGCAGCCCCAGCGCACGGGCGGTGGCATACGCGGTGGCGGTGGTACTGGTGACCGTATCCCATGCGAGGAAATCCGGCCAGATGACCATCAGCTCACGCTGGCTGAAATTCTGGCGGTAGGCTTTCACCTCGGAAATGGTCTTACAGCCCCATGCGCTGATATATCCGAAAGCGCGCAGCTTCTGACAGACGGATGCCAGTGCAACAGCCACCTCTTTGGTGTCCAGTCCCGGCACACCGAGAATACGCGGTTTAACACCGGTTACCGACTCCGCCGCCAGCAGGGCTTTCAGTCCGGTGTACTGACCGTTTTCGTCGGTGGTGCCGATGATATTGGAAACGGTCTGCGCGAGTTTCGTTTCCTCGCCGTCGCCGGTGCCGTCTTCCACGCGCACAACAACGGTGACCGGTTTTGACTGGTCAGCGATGGCCTGTAACGACGCCGCCAGCGTGCCTTTTTTACCGGCCTTTGCAATTGCGCTCTGCACATTGGTAATCAGCACCGGTTTATTGAGAGGGAAGGTTTCCGCATCCGCATCGCTGGCCGTGCAGACCATGCCGACAATGGCAGTGGATACGGTGGAAATGACGCGGGTGCCGTCGTTAATCTCCAGCACCTGCACGCCATGATGATAGTCACTCATCCGTTTAACTCCGTGGTTAATGGGTGCAACTATTTTCTGTTGTGCAGAGCATGAGACGCTATTTGACCTGGCTGGTCAGTGGATGAAACAACAGATAAAGAAAAGGCGGGCAATCAGCTCGCCTGTCCTGATTTGTACACACTCATTTTCCGACTGACAGTTTACATAGCCCAAACGCTATCAAATCTGACAGCCTGCTTTGAGCGAGTAACTAAATTTGATTTAAATAAATTATAAGGATTCAAATATTATTGGCACAAATTCCTGAGATGCAAACAGTCACACTAAGTGTTAAAACAAGGTTCTGGACTACAGCTAACTCATCAGTTAAGTTTGTTTCCGACCTGTCGTTTCTTCCCTGTCAGGAGTCACTTTTCGTGTTATTTTTTAAGGATGTTTTATGAGTAATGAAACACAATCATTCCTTAGTCAATTGCTAATATCCATAATCTCTATATCTTTAGGGTCATTTCTTTTTGCTGGAATCCTAGAGAGCTACAAAAAAGACCAAGATCTTCAGGAGGAGTTTATAAAGGATTACTTTAGGCCAATGATGAAATTACAAAGTTCTTGTTCATCTTCACATAATGAACTATTTCTAAAGTATGGAGAGTTATCTGCTTCTTATCAGCTCATGTATAATGAAATAGTACATATGGCAATGAGCCCTGATTCAGAATTAGGACAACATTATGAAGTTCTCCCGATGTCTCTTATTAAAACAAATGAAGAGTTAAAAAAAAGAGTTGAAGATCTTGAAATGACGGTAAAAAAATGCAATATCGATTTATTCCTTAAGTACGAAGAGCTTGCATTAGTTACTGGTTCATATCCAGAGTTTAAGAGACTGGCGAAAAAACACACTAACACAATTAACTCCATCTATTCAGAAAGACAAAAAAAAGCAAAGGAAAATGCAAAAAATATAGACCCTGATCAACTAATTCCATTGATGCGGAAATATATTGCCATGGATCCACACACCAATGTAAACAAATCCATGCTTGCCAGTGAAATAGATAACATATCTAAACTAACAACACAGCATAATTTGATAATGGCAGAGTATGAGGAGTTAATTTTCAAAGAAGATAATGATTTATTTATAACTCTTCATGATCTTTATGCAATCAAAATTAGTGAAAAGTATTCAGGTGGATTTATCAGTTGGATATTTTAAAACATGATAACTCATCAGATACAATGCTAACTATGTAGAACGCGTAAATCTGTGAAGGTTACCAATGTGTTAGGTAATGTCCGCTCCTTGCACAGAGCGGACTGTCAGATTAGGCTTTACTCTGTGCTATAGATATGTCAGCTCATACAACTTATTGCGGCATTTCCGGCCATTCAGGATTTGCAGGATCCACACGGCTGACCAGAACACTGTAGCGTTCCCATGCTTCCAGTCGGCTACGCTCCTCATCTGTTGCCATGTTCAGCCTGACAGCGCGCTCCAGTGGCTGAATAACGCTTTCCGCTTCGGAAAGTAACGCGGCCTTTTGTGATTCTGCCTGTTGTTGCTGTTCGTCTGCCGTATAAATCCGCTTAATCACGGCACCATCCTTAAACATCCATTTACCTGAGTCATCAGCACGTCGGTTGGCGGTAATATCAGGAACCTCGACAACGCTAAAACCTTCAGGGTTGAACGTTGAAGCATCTCTGGTGATGCCGACAATTATATTATTCTCGTCGTAAACAATCTTTATCGTGTCTTCCTGAAAATTACTTACTTCCTCATACCAGTTTTTTCCGTCTTCGGACCATAACCAGATAACATCAAAATTCTTTGTTAGCTGATATTGTTCTTTTGTTTTTGGATTACCTGACTTAATGTTTTTTAAATGCTGCATAATTTACACCTGCGCAACGTTATACCATGTGCCATTGATGTATTTTTGTATTGGTCTGAATACTGCGGGGTCATCACCATCGACTTCACCGACAATACCAAGCCCCGTGATTACATGGCCTGATTTTTCATACATCACGCCTTTCTGCATGGTCTGAACAACACGAGTGCCAAGTCTGACATCTCTCACATAGCGGGAATCAAAGTTACCGTAATCCGAAGGATTAACACGCCCCGTAATATTTATGGTTTTATTACTTTGAATGCTTCCGGAGACAAAGCGCATAACATGGACGCTATTAGCATAAACATCCAGATTACCATCACCATTTTGTTTAAAGCCCGTGTCATTATCACCCAAAACAATCGAATTACCGCCAAGAGCACTGGATGTTCCGATGCCCAGTGCACCATTCAATTGACCACCAGATAACGACAGTGCACCGACATCTCCCGCTGTAGGTTTTCGCGTTGTGGTATAAAACTCAGACCAGTCAGCCTCGAATCCGTAACCATCACGAGCAGAACGATAAAAAATACCGCCGTTCTTATAATTAACGCGGAACTGGGCTGCGGGACAACTTCCTTCACCGATATTAAAATGAAGAATTAACGTTGATGCCCCACCAGTAGTTGCGTTATAGGCTCCGCTACTCCAGTTCCATCCAACGGCTTTATCATTCGCAACGGTGTCTCCTGTTTTTCCTGAAGCAAATGCACCAATATTTTTCGGCGTCAGGTTAATATCTGATGTTCCATCAAACGAAACGTTATTAATTTTACGGGCTGTTTTCAGCTTTGTTGCTGTCGCCGCATTGCCGGACAGTTCACCAGAGAGGCCTGCACTGAATGTCTGTTTTGCCTCCCATGTCTGGGCTTCGTCGATAATTGGTAGCCGACGAATATTGAAGCTACGCTCCCCAGGATTGCCATATAAGCGGACTGTAAAAAAACGATAGTTGGTTTTGTTTGAGGTGCTGCGCCATACCTGCATTGAACGGGCGACACCTCCACCTTCACTGGGGCCAACAGTGATATTTATCAGGTTAGTATCAATGACGCCCCATTCCATCCCATCGGGGATATTGGTCATATCGGAGAGTCTGACAGTTATCATGCTGCCCGGCACAAAGTCGTAGGTCTGCCAGTCCAGACTGGATAACCTGTCGGTAACACCGCCGACACCTAATTTAGTGAGTAATGATTTTGAGTTGTAAACTTCCGCCCATTCCCCCCAGTCAGCTTCACCGCTGGCACGAGTTCGTTGAAATGTCCGGTTTTTATAGGCATCCGTTGCAGAAACTGTCGTATATGTCTGGATATACGATTCAATATCACAACGTTTTTTCACTTCAACTATTGAGCCAACAGCAAGATCTTTAGAGTCGGTGACTGGTGCATTTGTGGCCTGTTTCGTGACGCTATAAATACCAGGCTTTAAAAGATCATCAAGATCCCCTGAATAAGTCCATCCCGTGGACTGATACCCAACAGCAATCCAGTCCTCCCATTGTGGATTCTCTGCATCCCATGAGGCAGTCAGTCCGCGAATGTACATAGTCCCACTACGGGTGGTGTAACGTTGCATTCTCCCATACAGACCGCCTTCAAAGACTTCCAGAATACCCTGACCAAAGCTCCCGTCCTCCGGGAAATGACGTTCAAATGAGGCTATTGATGTACTGCTATTGCGCCATATTCCCAGGTGTTCCGCGCCACCTAAAGAATTCAGGTCAATTGACGTGCTTAATGGTCGAGTCCCGCTTGTAATAACTCTCCATGCACTCCATGTTGGACTGGCTGGGTTCCATTCTGCATCAAGCATCCGAATGTAAATATTACCGGTTCGGGTGGTGTAGCGTTGTGTGCAGTGAAAGCGACCAGCATTGAATACTTCCAGAACCCCATTGCCTTTATCTTCAGGGTAACCAGACTCTGGTTTTGCAGTGGATTGTGACGGACATGACCACGTTCCAAGATATTTTTCTTCTGGGCCATAGGAGTCAAGATTGTCAGTGGTTGGAATCATTCCATTGTGTTTCATAAACGTCAGGCTGGTAACGCCAATATTGTCCAGAAAAGCTGATTTATCCTGGATATCTGCACCGTTCTGATTTTTCGCCAGACGTGAATTTGCGTTGTCATTTGCTGCCTTGACCGCTTTTGGCGTTGCCGCCAGCTTTTCACTGGTGCTGTTTGTTGCACTGCTTAACTGAGTAAAACCTTTTTCTGTCAGCGTGGCGTCAGGATGGCGGCGGGACTGCTCATGCTCTGCGATTTTGTCATCGACGTAATCCTGCGTCGCCATCACCGTGCTGGCATCAATACTCAGCTCAACGGACGCCACGTTGCTGAGAATAATAACCATGCGGCAGGTCTGCGCACGTCCGGAGCCTTCAGCCAGTTCTGGCTTATAGCTTTCTGCCATGTTGGATACCGCAATCAGTGTTCCGGCATCGTCATACAGACCAAGCTCACGCATCCAGAAGCCGCCCACTTCGGGCGGTACAACCAGTTCAGCCACGATATAGTTTTTATTCTTGTTATCCACGCTGACTTTATTCAGAGCGTGACGCCAGACCTCATGCACCAGTTTCGTCTGACCGGCATCCGGCACCGGCAATTTGCCATTACCGTCACCCACGGCCATTGCAGACAGGTTTACTTTTTTCCCGCCGGGGACAGTGGCGGCTGCCAGCTTTGCGGCTCCGGCAGTAGTGATAACGGTTTTAAATTTCGTGCTCATTGTTTCTCACTTATCCGGGATAAACAGTAATAACATCACCATCACAGACCACACCGCCTGTATACAGATAGCCGGGAATGTCCTGGATAATGTTCAGACCGATAAGATGGCGACTTGCGGGTTTGGCATCGGCAATCAGCCGTTCCATTTCCAGATACATCTCCTCCGTGATACCGCTTTCCAGCACACCGATATCAAGGCGAAAGGTTCCGGGCGGGTCGTTTGTCTCCCACCATTCCTTTACGTTAATGAGATAGCCGAGCGGCTCCACCACACGCCGGATTGCGCCGACAGTGCCTTTATGACAATGAATGAAATACGCATCGCGGATAACGGCGCGTTTTGTCGCTTCCGGCCACTTTTCATCCCACCTGTCGACCGAAAACGCCCACGCCAGCCACGGCAGCAGATTTGCCGGACAGGTATCCGGGTTCCACAGCTCACGAATACTGACCGGCGTTTTTTCAATTTCCGCACAGGCTTTTGCGGCAGCAACTTCAAGCGGTGATGAGCCGGTCGGCAGCAGTCGCGAATCACTCATCCGAGCCTCCGGTCACGACGCGGTATTCGGTACAGAAAGACGCCTGCGTACTGTTGAGCACGATGTCAGCCAGTGGTGCAGTCAGTTCGACACGCTGCACGCCTTCCACATGCAAAGCGGCATAAATGGCAGACAGACGGATGTCGCGCCCCAGCCGGTGCTGTGCCGTGATATACGCTTCCAGTTTTTTTACTGCGGCCGCGCGGATGGGTTCGCTTTCGGGACCAGGGTAAAGGTAAAGCGTGGCGTTTATCTGGTATTCAACGATGGCGGCAGACTGCACGGTCACGCGGTCGGCCACCGGCCTGACATCCTCGCCATTAAGGGCGTTACGTACCACAGCCAGCAGGTCTTCGGATGCCACACCGTTATTCTCACGTGACAGCACAGAGATGGTGACGCAGGCCGGAGACGGACTGGTGACAGAGATATCCGCGACACGCCCGTCGGCACTGCGGCCATGATACTGATAGGCACCCACCGACCCGGCGACGCTTAAACCTTCAAACGCCTGCTGAATACGCAGACGATAATCGGTGTCAGATTCCATCACTGCCGGTGTCGGCGGGATGGTCGAATCATCTGCCGGGGTGATAATCAGGCGCGTGGTGTTGTAATTGGCACCAATCACATCAAGGTCATTACCGGCTGCACAGGCCAGCATCACCGCCCGTGCAGCCTCATTCACACGCTGACGCCAGATAAGCTCACGATAAGCATTTTCCTCCAGCAGTTTGACGAGAGGCTCAGATTCCAGCGTCAGGGTACGGGCGACCGCCTCCTGCTGGTCTTCCGGGTAAAGGGAAATCAGTGTCGCCTTGCGTTCGGCGAGAATGGTTTCAAAGTCCAGCTCCTCGACCACATCCGGTGCGGGTAGCTGGTTCAGGTCGATAATCGGCATGGTTTCAACTCACAGGGATGGTTAACGAAAGTGGCTGGCCGGTGTCGTTGTGCTGGCCGGTTAACGTGACCGTCATTCGCCCGTCAAAGCTGCGCGCCGTGGTAACGGATGACAGGGTGACGCGGGGTTCCCATTTCAGCACCGCCATGTAACATGCGACCTTAATCTGCAACTCAAGCGCCGGGGTCTGCGGCTGGTCAATCATTGACGCCAGCAACGAGCCGTAATCACGACGCATCACCCGTGAGCCGACCGGTGTGCGCAGGATATCGCCGATACTCTGGCTGATATGCTCAAGGTCAGTGACAGTCAGGCCATCACTGCGATTCATTCCGAGATAACGCGCTGTCATAAAGGACTCCCGGTTGTGCCGCCGCTGTCGCCGGGGTGTTTATGGGTATGCAGTACCTTACCGTTTGATGAGAGTTCACCGCCGGTGTGTTCAATGTTGCCGCGCATCGTCCCGCCCTTCTGCACTTCCAGCGTGCCGGTAATCAGCCTGTTGGTGCAGACCACCTCCGGTGTGTCCAGGGTGACGCGGGTTGATGCTTTCACCATAACCACCGGCACCGTGGCAGTAACAGAATCAGAAGCCGTCACGCTGGCCGTTTTAATTCCGCTTACCGTGAGTGCACTGGTTTCGGGTTCATACTCAATCACCGCCCCGTCAGGGAAACGGATATGCAGGGCATCCGCCGACGCAGACGGCGCGGGGTTATCGCCGGAATAAATCCCCGGCAGAACGAACGCCGTGTCGAGTTCACCGCCCACGGCCAGAATCAGCACCTGCTCCCCCACGGAAGGTGCCCACCATGTGCGCGAACGACCGGCACGATGGGTCAGCCACTGAAGCCAGTCAGTGCACATGCCGCCGGTCTGCACTCGGCAGCGACCGGCGTTAAGGTCGGTTTCGACGATAATGCCGGGGCGTATCATGTTGCGCAGTGCGCGCGCGAGTTCCTGGATATTTGCGAGAGTGTTCATAACGGGAAGGATGCCGCCGGGTCATACCGGCGGCAATGTGACGATGAGGTGTCGGGAATGGCACAACTAACGGTCGAGGTGAGCCAGGATAATCTCTTCAATCATCTGTACATCCTCACCGGTGAAGCCGAGCAGAGGGCGCGCCGGATAATCAATTTTCTTACCGTCTTTCCGGGTTTCTTCCGACAGACCGAACTGATGCACACTGGCGATTTTCGGCGACTTCCCGCCGTAAAATTCCATTGATGCCTGTTCCGGGCTGGCGCGGATATGCAAAAAACGACTGGTGATAAGTTTCGCAAACATTTTTCGCTTAACACGACCGGTCTTTTTTCTGGCGCTCTGCTGCTGGCGTGGCGCGTAGGGTGTGCCGTCCGGGGCTTTCTGTGCCATCACCCGACGCTGCTGACTCTGCCGCAGACGCTTCGCCAGCTCTGCACTCAGCCGCCGACGCCCTGACGGTGACAGCGACTCAATCAGTCCGGTCAGCCGGTCTTCAAAACGCTTAAACTCATTCATCCCACTTGCTCACCAGTTCGCCATTGATATAAAGCTCCATCGGGCGGGTGACCGGCTCCGGCGGCGGGGGTTCCGGGATATTCTTCACATGCAGTGCGCCGTCCACCTCACTGACCAGCGTTCGCTCGGTCAGCATCAGGCTGATGCTGATATCAAAGCTGCTGTCATTGTTGATGTCCGCATAAAACGTGAAGCCCTTTTTCTGGCCTGCGTCGGTGGTCATGATGTCGGGCTGATTTTCCCGCAGCCACGCCAGCACCGGCACAATGAGCAGGTCAAAATCACCGGTAAAGTCGGTCACAATCACATTGAGCGTGTAACGCTTTTCGAATGACAGCGACGTCGCCAGTGTGGAGGCAATACTCCCGTTATCCACGAATATCCGCAGCATATCGGGGTTAGTTTTCAGCACCGTGACGGCATCAGTCAGCGCCCTGCGCAGGCTGTCGGGTTTGAGCATCGTTTTCGTCCTGACAGTGTTTAATCATTTTTACCTGGCTGGCACAGCGTGCCAGCGCGTTCTCAAGCAGCCGGATATCGGCACTTAAATCGCCGTTCTTCTGCGGGTCACTGCCCGGCATCGGGCAAAGACTCACTTTCGGGCAGGCGTTGTGGACAATCACTGGCGTCTGCGCAGGCCGGGCGCTGGTGCAACCGGCGCACAGCATCAGGCAGGTCAGCACCGTACCAGCGGCGAAAATCTTCGTTTTCATTGAGTAATCTCGTGATGGTTTTCTCGCGCTGAGCTTCACGCTTCGCGGCGTTTTCCAGTTCCTGACGCAGTGCCACCTGCGCCAGCTCGTTTTTGTCTGCCCTGGTGAGGGCAACATGAAGCTGATTTTTCAGCATGGTGATGGTCGTCTGCTGTTCACTGGCGACGTTATTCGCCCTGTCCAGCGAGGCGCGCAGGCTGGCATTTTTGTGTTTCACCAGAAACAGACCGGACACCGCCAGCGATAACAACACGACCAGCACAATCATCAGCTTTGACATGGTTCCCGCTCCTCAAGACGCTGACGGCAGGCCGTACATATCAGCCGGAAGAACAGCGACGCCACGAGATAAATCAGCGCGGTAAAAATCCACCCGGCAGCGACCAGCGAGATAAACGTCGCCACCATCACCATCAGAGCCGCCGCCCGTCTGCGCCACGGCACCGGCTGCAAAAACAGCGACGTGACAATCTTCACGGCCAGCGATTCCGGCGGCAGCTCCCGCCCGTAGCGTTCCAGCACATACTCAGTGGCATACACGCCGACACCACCGGCAACCACACAGATAACCATCGCCAGAATCGCCCAGGTGGCGACAAAACTGACGGCCACGCTCTGCGGGTAAATCAGGGACAGTGCCGGCATCAGCGCCAGCGACACGTTCAGCATCAGTGAAAGGGATAATTTCTTCATGGTGTTTACTCCGTTTAAGCCGGTACGCCGCCAGCGGTACGCCAGACGGTGACCAGTTTTTCCAGTGAATGCTCACGCTGACCGTAACCGGCACCCGGCAGGGACGCCCAGATATTGCGACAGCGTGAAATGGCACGCTCAATGCGTCCCGCCCGGATGTCATCCAGCGCACCGCGTTCGCGGATCAACTGAATGGCGAGCCTGTCCTGTGACAACGGACTGAAATCCGGCAGGGCAAGCTGTTTGCGGTAATGCGGCCAGAACAGGTAAAGCTGCTGATAGCGACCGGAGGCCGTGGATTTTTCACCGCGACGGTTAAACACCTTCGCCGGTCGGCCATGCGCGAACGGGTGGTCACTGTAGTCGGTGAAAATTTCCGGCTTCCCGTCCAGTCCGGTGACTATCACGTCATAGCCCCGGTTTTTCGTCAGCGGATGATTCGCCGTCCCTTCGGACACTGCCAGCATGTCGAGAAAGGCGGCGATATTCTGATGCGTGTTAATTACCGGCATTACGGTTTCCCCCTGCCCTTAAAGCGGCGCTGAATGGCAATCTCAATCACCTGATAACCGGCGATACCCAGCATGGAGCCGATGCCGCACACCGCAGGCAGTGACAGGTCAGGAAACTGCACCAGAACAACACCGGCAACCATCGAGACAAAACCACCGAGCAACATGCGCCCGATAAACAGACGCGGGGTGATGGGTTCACCACCGGCAAGCACCTTGCCGACAACAATCAGCACCCCAATCATGAAAAGCGACAGGACGCTTTTTTCTTCTGCTGTCATGCGTTACTCCCACAGATTGACAGTTTCAGCCACGGGCGCGGTCTGAACATCGGGCAGTTCGACGGCGGTGCCGTGTGGCAGCACCACACCCAGTTCAGCCAGTCCCGGATTTGCGGCGAGCACGGTCTCAACCACGCCCTCAGTGCGCCCGTAATACCGGACACAAATGGCGTCGAGCGTGTCGCCCTGTAGCGCAAAGGTCTTCATCAGATTTGACTCACGATGCAGCGCGGCTTGTCCTGGATGCGCGCCACCGCCCAGCGCATATCCCGCCACAGCTCATCAATGGTGCTGTCAATGCTGTCAGCCTTCTTGTCGCCTTTCGCACTGGCATCCACGCCGCGATAACGCTCATAAAGCGATGCGGTCGCCATCGCACACACGGCGCGCTCGTAGTAAAAAACTTTGATGCTTTCACCGTCGATGTCGTCCGCCGGAACGTCCGCCAGACACGTAAAACCGGCGGCAATTTTCTGTTCGCGGTATTCGTACAGCTCCGCATTCGTCTCCGCCATGCCTGACTTGATGGCCTCACGCAGACGGGCGGGGGCGACGGTCTGCTCAAGGCGCATACGTTCCCGGACGCGCTTCGGGTCGATATCGGGAAAAAAGAACGTGTTTTTAATCACCGGCTCGTCGCCTGCCGGTTGCGGGATGACCACCGTCCCCTCACCGGACACAGGAGCCTCCTTTCGCGGAATAATCAGCGTCATCATGACTACCTCTGAAAAGTCGGGCGGTGGACGCCGGTGCAGTGTCAGGTGATTCACCCTCACTGACCGGCGTGCCGCCCTGGCGCGGGGCGCATTCGGTTGTTAACTGGCTTTCTTTTTCGGGCGTCCACGTTTTGCCGGTGTCACGCTCCGGGTCTTACGCGGGGCGCGGGTGACCGCTTTTGGCTGCGGCTCCGGCTTCGGTTTCAGCTCCCGCTCCAGTCGTTCAATCTCTTTTTTGACGCCTGCCTGACAGTCGAGCTGTGTCGCACGTTGCAGGTGCGCCAGCGCCCCTGCGGCATCACCAGCGTCACGCAGAAACAGACCGGTGATTTTGTGCAGCTTTGCGCGCACTTCATCAGGCATGTCAGCCGTGGCGGTCAGTTCAAGGGTGTCCGTCAGCAGGCGGGGATTCACAGACTCACCGGCAGCGTGAGCGCGCATGGCCGCAAGCGCCACCTCCTCGGTGAACATGTACGGCGGGGTGCGGCGGTGTTTACCCGGCATGGTCAGACCGTACTTCAGGGCATAACGGGCAATCTCCAGCGCACCGGCAATATCGCCGGTATCCAGACGCCACAGCATGACCGTCATCAGAATGTCATCCTGTGCACCTTTGCCCTGCTCCAGCACGCCGTTCACCCACGGCAACCAGAACGGCAGCAGTTCGCGTTTTTTCGCGGCCTTAAGCTCTTTTGAATAAATCGCTTTCAGTGTGCGCTGGTCTGCGGCGAGCTTAACCAGCATCTGCTCATAGACAGTTGCATGTCGCAGCGGGGCGGCTTCCCGCTGCGCGGTCATCGCTGCCGAGACCCGCATCATGTGGCGCTGTGCGGGACTCGTCATCGGTTACGCTCCCGGCTCTTCGGTCGCCTTAGCCGGTGTGGAGAAATCACCGACCTTAATTTTTTCCACCAGACAACCGGCGGCGTAGTCTTCCACCACGTAATCAATGTTCATTGACTCGTAGTTCTCCACGCGGTCGAGTTTCGGGTTTTCCACAATCACGCGGCGATGGCTGTCATCCATGTAGTAGATGGACAGGTTTTCCAGCTTCGTGATGAGCATCGCATCCGCCGGGAAGTACGGGACGCGTACCGCCGGCAGGTTACCGATGCGTTTCTGGCTGATGATGACGTCAGCGGCCAGCATTTCGCTGTTGTCCTGCTCCTTGTTGACGATGGGGAAATATTTGTCCGCCAGCAGCTGACGCCCCACAATCACCACAAGGTCAGGGTCTTCCTGATACCACGGCTCAATCAGGTTGTTGGTCGCATCCATCACCAGTGCATCGAGGCTGGCATAATCACCGCCCTTACCCACGCGGATGACCTCAGAGGTGGTGTGCCCTTCCTCGTCAGTGACCTTGCTCATCACGCGCGCCGGGGCTTCATTGCGGTATTTCTGCAGCCAGCCGACCGCCACATCCTGCAGCATCGGATTGCTGCTGCGGTCAGAGGTTTCGGCACGCTTCACGCCGTTAAAACCGGCCATGATGAAATCAAGGGACTGGCGTTTGATAATGGCGTTACGGACACGGAGCTGGAAATCCTGATAACGCGCCCACAGGTCAAGCGTTTTGTAGCGGATATAAAAATCGAAGTTAATCTGGTCGCATTCGTACTTGTTAGACGCCAGCTTCGAGAAGTCCTTCGGCTGACGCTCGGTGCCACCGGCGGTGTCGGTGGTGCTGGCGATGGAGCCGGTGACACCGATGCCAATTTTTTCCCCTTTCATTTCGCTGACC